GCAAAAGCGGTAACGTTTTTGTTGAAGGGATATTGGCTACTGTAGAGGTAAAAAATGGAAATGGTCGCTATTACAAACGTGAATTGTGGGAGCGCGAAATCGACAATTTTACACGCAAAATCCAAATGAAATCTACCGAAACGGTAGGTGAGTTGGACCACCCTGATTCGCAAGTAATCAACCTTAAAAACGCATCACACGCTATACGTGAAGTATGGTGGAGAGGAGATGAAATTTGGGGTAAAGTAGAAATATTCTCTGATATGGGTGACTTAGGTACTACATCAGGCCGCATTGCGGGCGCATTAGTTAAAAATGGCTTGATCATTGGTATTTCTTCTCGTGGAATGGGTTCATTAAAACAAATGGGTGAGGTAATGGAAGTACAAGACGACTTTGAACTACTTACCTGGGACTTAGTTTCCAATCCATCTAACCCAGATTCATGGATGAAAAATGGTGCTTTAAATGAATCAAGAACAACATATTTAAACGAATACGCACGTACAAATTCTATTCTTACCGAAATATTATGTGCTAAAGGTACATGTCCGATATTTTAAAATATGCAAACCGGTGAAAATTAGCCCTCTTTTTGAGGGCTTTTTTTTTCTCTGCGACTTTGACATGTTTGTCCCATATATATAACTTGAATATGCCACCCCCCTCACATCTTATGTGGCATCGATATAAAAAATTCTATTACGTTTCTTAATAAACGTATTTTCCCAACAAAATAATTTAGGAAAAATGGCAACAAACAGAGACTTGCTCAAAGAAGCAATTGCTGATGCTAAAGCTGTTAAAGAAACCGCTATCGCAAACGCAAAAGCAGCTCTAGAAGAAGCCTTCACACCTCAATTGAAAACCATGTTTGCAGCTAAACTTCAAGAAATGGAAAAAGAAGAACTTGAAGAAGTTGGATTCGAAAAAATGGACGCCGAAGACGGAGATGATGGATTTGATTCTCTTAAAGGTAACATTCCAGAAGCAGAAGACGAAATGTACGAAGCTGAAGATAAAGACATGATGGAAATTGACTTAGAAGAGCTTTTACGCGAGCTAGAAGAAGAGGAAGGGATGGAAGACCTAAACGAAGCCGAAGAAGAAGAGGAAGAAGAAGACATGGAAATGTCTGACGAAGAATCAGAAGATGAGGAAGAAGAAGGTGAACCACTTGACCTCGAAGACATGACTGATGAAGATCTTAAATCAATGATTGAAGATGTTATCAAAGACATGATCGAAGCAGGCGAACTCGAAGCTGGACACGAAGGTGAAGAAGGTGAAGAGGAAGCTGAAGAAACAGGTATGGAAGACGAAGAAGAAGTCGACCTAGCAGAACTTTTAAGAGAAATCGAAGAAATGGAAGAAAAAGAAACAGTAGACGAACTTTTTGGATTAGGAAAAGGATCTAGAGAAGATAAAGCATTAGCTAAATTAGCTAAATTCTTTACTTCTGACATAGGAAAAAGCATCAAAGGTGCTTCAGAACTTGCAGGATTAGACCCTAAATCTCCAGAGTTTAAAGAAAAAGTAGGAAATATTCTCCAAACACAAGAAGATGTAAGTGACAAAATGAAAAAATATTTTGACCCTAAAAACGAATACGTTACAAAAGGGATAAAAATGTTAGCAGATTTTCGTGATGACCTTGGTCTTAAACAAACTACTACTCCATCAGCTGGAAAAGATTCAGCAGCAGCAATGTTAGGCCAAACAAACGAAGCTCTAGAAGCTGAATTGGCTGAAGCAATGTCTACTATCGAATCTCTTAAGTCTGAATTGAACGAAATCAATTTGTTAAATGCTAAATTGCTTTATACAAATAAAATCTTCAAAGCTAAAAACTTAAACGAAAACCAAAAAGTGAAAGTGTTAAGTTCTTTTGACAAAGCAAAAACTGTAGGTGAAGTTAAGATGGTATTTGAAACTTTAAATGAGGGAATCAAAGTTTCTAAAAATACAATCAAAGAAAACCTAGGTAGTGCTTCAAAAGCAATGGTAACACCAAACGCTAAAAAACCAATCGTAGAGTCAAACGAGGCATTTGCAAGAATGCAAAAATTGGCTGGAATTATTTAATTTTTAAACAAAAAAACAAAAACAGAAAATGTCAAACATTAATTCTCTTTTAGAAAGCGCAGCATCTGGATGGAAAAACATGCAGAGCGACGCAGCCCGTATGTCCGCAAAATGGGCTAAAACGGGTCTTTTGGAAGGATTGAATAGCGAAGTTGAAAAAAACAACATGGCTATGATCCTCGAAAACCAAGCAAAACAACTTGTTGTTGAGCAATCTTCTACAAACGCAGGTGGCGGTACTTTCCAAGTAGGTCAAGGTGAGCAATGGGCTGGTGTAGCTCTTCCATTGGTACGTAAAGTATTCGGTTCTTTATCATCTAAAGAATTCGTTTCTGTACAACCAATGAATTTGCCTTCTGGTCTAGTATTCTTCTTGGATTTCCAATACGGTGCTTCTGGTAAAGCTGCTCCTGTTGGTCCGTTTGGTCCTGGTGGTGATACTTATGGTACTACTTCATCTATGTATGGTGCTACTAACCCAGGTCCTGGTGTTGATCCTACTAACGGTTTATATGGTGCAGGTCGTTTTGCCTACTCTATCAACCAATTCTCAGCATCTGTAACTTCATCTACTTCACCAGCTTCTTGGTTAGATGTAGAGTACGATTCAACCCTTTCAGCTTCTATTGCTTCAGGTGGTATTCAGAAAATTGTTTACACAGTAGGTGCTAACACAACTGTTCCACGTCCAGATTTTAAAGGTGTTCGTGCATTTGTTCCTGCTTCAGGTTCAACAGCAACTCCAGCATCACAAATCTACAGTAACTTGTTACCACAGTATACTACTACTAATGGTTCTACTACCATTACTTTCATCGTATCTGGTTCAGGTGCTTTAACTGGCATGCCTACAGGTTCAAATTCAATTAACACATTGTTCTACAATGTTCAACCTGCTGACAACTACAGAGGTGATTTCGAAGATAACAGCGGTGCTGGTTATCCAAATGCTGAGTCTACATCTGCAGACCAATTGGCTATCCCACAAATCAATATCCAAATGAAATCTGAGGCTATTGTTGCTAAAACTCGTAAGTTGAAAGCACAATGGACACCAGAATTCGCTCAAGATTTGAACGCATACCAATCATTGGATGCTGAAGCTGAATTGACTTCAATCATGAGCGAGTACATTGCATTGGAAATCGATCTTGAAGTAATTGATATGTTGATCCAAGATGCATCTGCAGCAGATGAGTACTGGTCAGCAAAATCAAACACTTACTTGAATGCTGGTAAAACAGAATGGTTATCTACAGCTGGTTACTACAACACTCAAGGTCAGTGGTTCCAAACTTTAGGTACTAAAATGCAGAAAGTTTCTAACAAAATTCACCAAAAGACATTACGTGGTGGTGCTAACTTCCTCGTATGTTCTCCAAATGTAGCAACTATCCTTGAGTCAATCCCAGGATTTGCTTCATCTTCTGATGGTGATGTAACTAAAGCTAGCTACGCATTCGGTATCCAGAAAGCTGGTCAAATGAACAACCGTTATACAGTTTACAAAAACCCTTACATGACAGAAAACTTGATCTTGATGGGTTATAGAGGATCACAATTCCTTGAAACTGGTGCGGTATTTGCTCCGTATGTTCCATTAATCATGACACCTCTTGTGTACGATCCAGATACATTTACTCCACGTAAAGGTCTCTTGACTCGTTACGCTAAGAAAATGATTCGTCCTGAATTCTTCGGTCGTATCTTCGTTAACGATTTGAACTTACTTTAATCGGTAGTAAATAATCAAATATGAAGAGCCTGGCGAAAGCCAGGCTTTTCTATTTTTTCCCAATATTTATTAGCAAATATAGTTATATGACAGATTTTAACAGAACTCCTGAAGCGCAGGAAGTATTTAAAGCAAAAAGAAAACCAAAAGGTCCTATCAAGTTTAACATTCAATTGAATGAAGAACAAAAAACCGCTAAATCTAAAATTTTAACCAATACAGTAACCATATTACGTGGTAAAGCCGGTTCTGGTAAATCTTTATTAGCAGCTAATGTAGCACTTGATTTGTTATTTAGTCGTGAAATTGAAAAAATCATTATTACTCGACCAACTGTAGTAGCAGGACAAGACATTGGTTTCTTACCAGGAGATGTTAATGAAAAACTTGCTCCATTTACAGCTCCAGTGTATGAAAACATGCACCGTTTATACAACAAAGATAAAATCGAAAAATGTATAGCAGATGGTGAAATTGAAATCGTACCTGTATCATTTATGCGAGGTAGAAACTTTACTGATTGTTTAGTTGTAGTAGATGAAGCACAAAATTTAACAGACAATCAAACAGAACTATTACTAACTCGTATTTGTTCAGGTAGTAAAATGATCTTTTGTGGTGATGGTGCTCAAATTGACTTAAAAGATAAAAAAACATCTGGGTTCGATGTTGTATGTAAGCATATGAAAGAAGTACCTGGATTTGAGGTAGTTACATTAGAAAGAAATCACAGACATCCAATAGTAGACGATATTTTAGAGGTATACAAATCTTTCAGAGGATAGCCATATTTATAAATAAAAGATAAATGGCTAATCTATATGTAACCATTACGGAAGAAATCACTCTCCCTAATACCACTACAGAAAAAACAAACGTATTTAAAACTATATCGAATATTAATCAAATTGTTCGACGCGTAGATACTATTGCTACTACATTTAGTGGTTCTGGTATTGAAATTTTACGTTTTTGTGATAGTGAAGAAGAACAAACAGGTGGTGCTTTTGTAAAATCTGATACACAATATGTTAGAATTACCAATTTATCTACACAGTATAACACTTTAATATATTTAATAGCTAATGATAACACTGAAAGTGCTATTTTTAGTTTAGATCCTGGAAAAACATTAATGTTAGGGGATGCTGATATCAATACTCCTTCAATTGGTGATTATGTAGTGGATGGGTATGTAGATGAAACTTATTATAGCTCATTAATCTATATTAGTTCAGTAAAAGCAAAAGCAATTTCAGGAAGTACGCAATTAGAGTATTTTGTAGCATCAACTTAATATTTATAAATAAAAGAAAATGGCAAATTTAACATTAAGATCAGTAAAAGGTTCTCCACTTACCAATGCCGAATTGGATGGTAACTTTGAATATTTTACTGGTTCACACGCAATAACAGGATCTCTTACTATAACAGGATCTTTAGCAGTAACTGGATCAATTTCAACTTCAGGTTCATTAATAGCACCTTATTTGTTAACTTTTGAATGTGTTGACAATGCAACAGCAGCAGCTGCAGGTGTTCCTGTAGGTGGGTTATATAGAAATGGTAATATTATTCAAATAAGAACCGCTTAATCATTTAAAAATTTATATATCATGCCTTTCTTTTCAGGATCATTAAATATTTCAGGATCAATTGCTACAACAGGAGTTATAACCAGTAATGGTTCACCTGTAGTTACTACTAGTAATACTAGCTCATTTGTAATCAATACCGGATCATTTGCAACAACTGGTTCAAATACCTTTAACGGTAACCAAACTATAACAGGAAGTGTAACAAGCACAGGTGGTTTTACAGGCTCACTCTCAGGAACTGCCACAACCGCTTCATATGTTAACCCAACATTTATCTCAGCATCAGCTGCTGCTTCAGGATTTGGTTCAGGTGGTTCAGGTGGTGGAAGTGCAACAACAGGCTCAAATAATTTTGTAGGTAACCAAACTGTAACAGGTAGTGTTACCATTACAGGATCATTAACAGTTTCAGGTTCAAATACATTTGTAAATATTGGACCTATGAAAACTGGTAATAGTAATACTTTAACAGTTACAAGTGGGTCATTTGCTCAAGGTACTAATAGTACTGCTGATGGTTTATATTCACACGTTGAAGGTTACCTTAACAATGCTACAGGAAATTATTCACATGCCGAAGGAACTGGAACTGATGCTTTAGGAGAAAGCTCACATGCTGAAGGTGAAAGTACAACTGCTTCCGGAAGTATGTCTCACTCTGAAGGTTATTCTACTATAGCTTTAGGAATTCATTCACACGCTGAAGGTTGGGGTGCTCTATCCTCAGGACAAGCATCTCATGCTGAAGGATACCAAACAACATCTTCAGGATATGCATCTCATGCTGAAGGAAGAGCTACAAATTCAACAGGTCAATATTCACATGCTGAAGGATTTTCTACACTTGCTTCTGGATCATATTCACATGCTGAAGGTTGGGGTACTGTAGCCATAGGACAATATCAACATGTACAAGGTACGTTTAATGTGTCTAGTTCAACCAATGGAGCGTTTATTGTTGGTAATGGTATTAGTGATTTTAATAGATCTAACTTAATTTTTGCTGCTAGCAGCCAAGTTCAAATCACTGGTTCTTTAAGTGTTACTAGTGGAATTACAGGAACAGTAACAACAGCTTCTTATATTAACCCAACATTCATTTCAGCATCAGCTGCTGCTTCCGGATTTGGTTCAGGTGGTGGAGGTTCAACAATTAATACTGGATCATTTGCAACAACTGGTTCAAACATATTTATTGGAAACCAAACAATTACAGGTTCAATAGCTCATTCTGGATCATTTAGAACAGGCTTTACTGATAATAAAGTTTCTTCCACTTCATTTGCTCAAGGATTTTCAGTTTCAGCTAGTGGATTCTATGCCCATGCTGAAGGAAATATTACAACTGCCTCAGGTGCTTGGTCACATGCTGAAGGTGATAGTACAAGAGCTCGAGGAGGTTCTTCTCATGCTGAAGGTGATCGAACTGTATCATTTGCAGACTATTCACATGCTGAAGGACAACAAACTATATCTTCTGGTAGTTACTCACACGCTGAAGGTGTTCAAACTATATCATCTGGTTCATATTCACATGCTGAAGGTACAGGTACTATTGCAATAGGACAATATTCACATGCTGAAGGAGCTAATACAGTTGCCGAAGGTATTGGATCTCATGCTGAAGGTAATACAACAAAAGCTATAGGATGGGGTTCACATGCTGAAGGACAACAAACTATAGCATTAGGTACTTGGGCACATACTGAAGGTTACTATACTACAGCTAGTGGAGATTATTCACATGCTGAAGGATATGTATCTAAAGCTTTAGGTGCTTATTCACATGCTGAAGGTGGTGGAGGTCAATTCCAATACGGTGGTATAGCATTAGGTAAAGGTTCCCATGCCGAAGGCCATCAATCTTTTACTTCAGGTTCTTATGCTCATGCTGAAGGGTATTTCACATCAGCTAGTGGAGATTATTCACATGCTGAAGGTTATTCTACAATTGCTTTAGGAGGTTACTCCCATGCTGAAGGACAACAAACTACTGCTACAGGAAACTCTTCACATGCTGAAGGGGTAGGATCTAACGCAATAGGTGGAGGATCTCATGCCGAAGGTGAATTTACTATATCACTAGGAGCATATTCACATACTGAAGGTAAACAAACAGTAGCTTCTGGTTCATACCAACACGTACAAGGTCAATTTAATACACATGGAGATTCAACTTCATTAATGGTTGTAGGTAATGGTACAGATGATAATGCTCGTAAAGATGCCTTCAAAGTAAGAATGTCCGGTTCAATTGTACTTCCAACAACTCAATCAGCTGCTCCATCTTGGACTGGTACTGATGGTGAAATGGTATTTGCCACAGTAACAGGAAACCATAGATTCTATGTTTGGATGGCTGGTGCATGGAGATCAGGTTCATTAGCATGATAAGAATACAACATAATTAAAATGGGCCTCTAAATGAGGCCCTTTTTTATTCATATTTATAACAAAATAGCAATATGAACATTCCAATTTGGCCAGGCTCAAGTTCATTTCAACCCGGAGATACTCCATTTGGGTTCTACGACTATGATCCACAATTCCAATCCGATGCTGATAAATTTGCAAAATTTGCTGCTCAACGTTTGGGATATCCTTTAGTTGAAGTTGAATTACAAGATATAAACTTTTATACTGCACTTGAAGATGCTGTAACAACTTACGGAAATGAATTATATGCTTATCAAGTAGCAGAAAATTTATTGTCTTTTCAAGGTGCTCCTACAACTATTGGTGCTGCCAATAATGAGGTTATTCAAGAAAACATGGCCTCTATTGTTCGCTTATCTCAACAATATGGAGAAGAAGCAGGTGTTGGAGGTACAGTAACCTACCGATCAGGATCAATTAAATTGCAAAGAGGTGTACAAGAATATGATATGAATAAATGGGCTCTTGATAACGGAATTCAAGGACGTATTGAAATTAAACGTATCTATTATGAAGCACCACCTGCAATTATGCGATATTTTGATCCATATGCCGGTACAGGTACAGGTATGATGCAAATGCTTGATAGCTTTGGTTGGGGTTCCTATTCACCAGCTATTAACTTTATGTTAATGCCAATTAACTACGACTTACAAAAAATTCAAGCAATTGAATTCAATGATCAAATTCGTAAATCACAATACACATTCGAATTGGTGAATAACCAACTGAAAATATTCCCTATCCCAGTAGTACATTACCAGGATTTATGGTTTCAATACATTTTAGAATCAGATAGAAATAAAGTTTACACCGATAGAAATGGTCAAAGTTTAATTACCAATGCTTCTAATGTACCTTATGAAAACCCAGTTTATTCTCAAATAAATTCAATTGGTCGTTCATGGATATTTGAATATGCCTTAGCTTTAACAAAAGAAATGTTAGGATATGTTCGTGGAAAATACCAAACAGTTCCAATCCCAGGATCTGAAATTACATTGAATCAAAGTGATTTAATTTCTGCCGCAACCAGTGAAAGAACAGCATTAATTGAACGTTTAAGAGCTTATTTTGATACTACTTCACGTAAATCTTTATTAGCAAATAAAGAAGCAGAAGCAGCTAGTCAAAAGAATATATTAGCAGATGTTCCAATGACAATTTTTATAGGATAATATGGCATTATTTGGTACACAACGTGATGTTTCCCTATTCAGACACCTCAGCCGTGAGTTGATGTGGGATATTATTTCTCAACAATGTGCTTATTATCAATTAATTGCTGATCAAACTAAAGTAAACATTTATGGTGAAGCAGCAGGTTCTAAATACTATAATGGCCCCGTTTTACTTAATGTTTTAATTGAAAGAGGAGACAACCAATCACCAGTAGATGATTTTGGTGTAAGCTTTGATCGTCCTATGACATTTAGATTTTTACGTGACGATTTACGTGGTAAAAATCCTGTCAATTCGGGTGGTGGTCCTGATATAGGTAACTATGATAATACGCCTTATGGAGCAGATATATTACCTGAAGTAGGAGATATAGTTATGTGGAATGAATCATATTGGGAAATTGATAATGTAAATGACAATCAATTATTTGTTGGAAAAGACCCAGCATACCCATATAACGAAAACCCACTTAACCCAGGATTAGACAATTACGGTTCAAACTATTCAATTATTTGTACAGCACATTACGTACCTGCAGATAAAGTCCAGATTACAAGAGAAAGATTATAATATATGCCATCAGCTAGAAAACCAAATCCGAAAAGCCAAAAACAGCTTTCAAATGATCAGGTAGAACCATATTTGTTCCCTGAAACGGATGAGTCTTATGGTAATCCTAATATACCATCTGAATTTCAACAATTTACTGCTGCAAGACAAAGTGGTATAGAATTTAATCGTTCTGAACAGATGTCCTTTAAAGGAGATACTGTTAAACCATTTGTTGTAGGTTTACAAGACATTGATGAGGCGATAATGTTTTATTTTCAAAATGTTATTCGTCCATTTGTTTACCAAAATGGTGTACGAATTGAAGTACCTGTAATTTATGGTTCTCCTGAAAAATGGAAATCAGTACAAAAAGACGGATACTATAAAGACAAAAATGGTGCTATAATGGCTCCACTAATTATGTTTAAAAGAGATACAATGGATAAAAACCGTTCTCTTACAAACAAGTTAGATGCTAATCATCCCCATCTTTATACTTCTTGGGCAAAAGGGTATAATCCAAAAAACGCTTATTCGAATTTTAACGTGTTAACAAATCGAATTCCTGTAGAGCAATTCGTTGTCAATGTAGTGCCTGACTACGTTAATTTAACGTACACGTGTGCTATTCAAACATACTATGTTGAACAGATGAATAAAATAATTGAGGCAATCAATTATGCATCTGATTCATATTGGGGTGATCCTGAGCGCTTTAAATTTAAGGCCTCTATTGATTCATACAGTACCGCGATTGAGGTATCTGATAATACAAACCGCATCATAAAAGGCAATTTTACCATTAAATTGTTTGGGTATATTGTACCTGATACAGTCCAAAAAGATGTAACTGCAATTAAAAAATACAATAGTAAAGCTCAAGTAATTATTGGTTTAGAAACAGTAAATGGCCAAGCTGAATTTGTATCTTTAACCAAGAAAAAATCTGCAGTTTCTTTCCCACTTACTCCATCCAATGGTGGAGGAGGAGCAGGTGGAGGTGGAAACATCGACCCAGCAACATTAGCTTACTTAAATACTAATATTCAATTGTTAGGTACTTTTGTTAATTCAACAACAATAACATTTGCTAGTGGATGGTTAGCAGCTCCAGCAGGACTTCCAGCTACATCACTTAATAATTTCTCTATATTCTGTAATGGTGCTTTAATTGAAAATATCGCTATAGTTTCATTTACTGAAAGTGGAGGAGTACTTACTACTCTTGTAATTAATCCTGCTGAATTAGGATATAGTTTTGATTCCCAAGATGAAGTAGTTGCAATTGGAAAATTTAGTAGTTCAACACCAACTCCTCCACCAACAACATCCGCATTCTCAAGTGCTTTTTCTAATGCTTTTAGTTAAATATTTAAAATTATAATATAAAATGTCTCAACAAAACAAAACCACATTACAAGCAGCTATAAACACTCAATTAGCTGATAATACCTCAGGTGATATCTCTGCAGCAGATGTAAGAGATAACATGATTAACATGACTGATAGTTTAGTATTTAATGAAGGTACTGGTCAAACTATTACTGGAGGTTTAACTGTTACTGGGGGTATTACTGGTTCATTTCAAGGGACAGCTACAACTGCTTCATATGCTGCTACTGCATCATTTGTTCAATCCGCTCAAACCGCTTCATATATTTTAAATTCAATTTCAAGTTCATTTGCTTCAACAGCATCATTTGTTCGAACAGCTCAAACAGCTTCATTTGTAGTTACAGCTCAAACCGCATCTTATGTTTTAAATGCAGTAAGTGCTTCTCATGCGACCACTGCTTCATATATCTCCCCAACATTTATTTCATCATCAGCTGCTGCTTCTGGATTTGGTTCTGGTGGAGGTGGTTCAATCTTCCCATACACTGGATCAGCAAAAATTACTGGATCATTAGGTATAACTGGTTCTTTAACCTCAATAAGTGGCTCAGTTTTCTTGGGGTACACTGATGGTAATAATAATTATAATATAAATCTTTACAGAAGTGGAGTTAATGATATTCTTATTTTAGGTGCTAATGATGGTAGTTTATATATGCCTAACATTATTCAAATGGTTGGGATAACTGGTCAAACACTTATTAGATCATCGTATGAATTAACATTGCTTTCATCCAATTCTAATATAATATTAGAATCTAATAATGTACTTATATCTAGCTCATTAGATGTTCAAAATGGAACGGTACTTAATGGGACACTAAGACAAGGTCAAAGTACCCAAACAACCGGTAATTATTCTCGTGCTTATGGCAATTCATCAATAGCTTCTGGAGATTATTCTCATGCCGAAGGAAATTCTACTGAAGCGATTGGTCAATCTTCCCATGCTGAAGGACAATTTACTCTAACTATGGGCACTGCCGCTCATTCTGAAGGTGTAGGAACTGTTGCCCTTGGAAACTTTTCCCACGCTGAAGGAACATTTACAGTTGCTTCGGGTTCAAGTCAACATGTGCAAGGTAGATATAATACTCATGGGGACACTACTTCATTAATGATTGTAGGTAATGGTACAAATGATAATGCTCGTAAAGATGCCTTCAAAGTAAGAATGTCTGGTTCAATTGTTCTCCCAACAACATCATCAGGCCAACCAGGTTGGACAGGAACGGATGGAGAAATAATTGCTGGAACTGCTGCTGGAGGTGCTAAAGTATTGTGGGTATATTTAGGTGGAACTTGGTTAACTAGTTCATTAGGAATTTAAAAAATAACATATAATCGAAATTTAATATTTATTAGAAAATGGCAAAAGCAAAAGCACAAGCGTCTATTTCTTTTACAAAGAAACCACGCAAAAAGAGACCAGGAGTTCATGCAAAATCAAAGTCAAGTAAACTTAAAAGCAGCAAAAACTACACCAAAACATACACAGCACAAGGTAGATAATGGCACATATTAAACCGGAACAGTTACGATCAGGATTTTATGAAATAACGGGTTCGTTATATGGTACTTCATCCTTTGCATATACAGCATCTCATGTAGATAATGCTGTTGTAACTGCTTCTGCGGTTAATGATACTATTACTTTTACTAAAGGAAACGGAACAACATTCCCAATAACTTTAACTAGTATTGCTACAGCATCTTATGCCTTAAACTCATTATCGAGTTCATATGCTTTAACAGCATCTTATGCTTCAAATGTTCCTTTAACAGCATCATATGCTTTAAATGCATTATCGAGTTCATATGCGATTACTTCATCATATGCTGCAACTGCTTCGTTTATTAGTACATTATATAGTAGTAACTATACACAATCATTCACAAATCAATCTACTTGGGTAGTAATTCATAATTTAGATACTCGTTATGTTATTGTACAAGTATATGATACAGCATTTGACGAAGTAATTCCACAAAATATTGATTTAACGGATGATAATACTGTTACTATTACATTCCCTACTTTAGAAAGTGGAACTGCAGTTGTAACTGTAGGTGGTGCTCTGCAAAATTCAGGAGCTGTATCTTCTTCATATGCATTTAATGCTACAAGCGCATCATACGCTTTAACAGCTTCTTATTTTAGTGGAAGTATTACAAATGCTATAAATGCTGTAAGTGCATCATATGCTTTAACTGCTTCTTACGTTTTAAATGCTATAAGTGCATCGTATGCTTTAACAGCTTCTTACGTTCAAAATGCACAAACTGCTTCCTACGTTTTAAATGCTGTAAGTGCATCATATGCTTTAACAGCTTCATATTTTAGTGGAAGTATTACAAATGCTGTAAGTGCATCATATGCTTTAACTGCTTCATATGTAACTCTATCCCAAACCGCTTCATATGTTGACCCAACATTTATCTCAGCATCAGCTGCTGCTGCTGGATTTGGTTCAGGTGGCGGGTCTGTTACTGTTCCTGGTAATGATACTGAAATTTTATTTAATAGTGCAAGTGCATTAGGAGCATCATCTAACTTCAACTATATTTATTCTTCTTCTAGCTTACAACAAGGATCTAATACTATTGCTTCAGGACAATGGTCACATGCTGAAGGTAATATTACAAGAGCTCGAGGAAGTTATTCACATGCTGAAGGTTATGATGCATTTTCTTCTGGATCATACTCACATGCTGAAGGATTTTCCACAACCTCTTCAGGTCTTTTTTCTCATGCTGAAGGTCGCCAAACCCTTACGTTTGGAGCTTCATCTCATGCCGAGGGTGCTTTTACTACAGCACAAGGTAATTTTTCTCATGCTGAAGGGAATGGTACTAATTCTCAAGGGCTATATTCTCATGCTGAAGGTCAAAATACTATTGCTAGTGGGTTTGCATCTCATGCCGAAGGTTTAAATTCATTATCATCGGGTCCACATTCTCACGCTGAAGGTTCAAATACTATTGTTAGTGGTCAATATTCACATGCTGAAGGTGAGGGAACTAATGTTGCTGGAAACGCTTCACATGCTGAAGGATACGGTACTATAGTAGTAATTGGTGCTAATGGTTCTCATGTTGAAGGACTTTATACTATAGCATCAGGCTCATACCAGCATGTACAAGGCCAATATAATACTCATGGAGATACTACATCTTTAATGATTGTAGGTAATGGTACTGCTGATAATACCCGTTCAGATGCATTTAGAGTAAGAATGTCTGGTTCTATAGTTCTTCCTACTACTCAATCATCTGCTCCTTCATGGACAGGTACAGATGGAGAAATTGTTCCTGCAACTGTAGGAGGACAATATTTCCTTTATATGTGGATGAATGGTGCCTGGAGATCAGGGTCATTTGTATAATATTTATAACAAAATACATTAATGAGATTATTTTCCCCTGTCATAACCGGTTCTTTAGACATTACAGGCTCAGCAGCTATAACTGGGTCTTTGTTTGTAAAAAGTTCCACTAGTGATATTTTTCTCGTTAAAAATGCAAATAATACTACCGTTTTAGCAGTGTCTCAAAGTGGAGTAATAGTTTTGTCTACTCAATCTCAAAATCTTACAGGACCTGCACCAAACGGTGGAATATATTTTACTTCCGCTTCGTTTTTTGTTGGTCTTGATTAAACATAACATATTTATAATAAAATAAGAAAACAATATGGCAACTTGGAAAAAAGTCATCGTCTCGGGTAGTGCAGCAAATTTATCTGCTTTACAAGTAGACAACTTAACTTCCGGTCAAGTAGTAATTGGTGGTGGTACAGGTAACTTATCTTCAACAGCAATTAACGGTACTGGAAATATTTTAGCAACTACTGGTGCTACTGGAGTATCTATTTCAGGTTCATTTAGTGGTTCATTTTTTGGTAATGGTGCTGGCTTAACTGGTGTTTCTGCAGCATTTCCTACTACTCAAAAGACTGATTTAGCTAATACCGATCAATTTTATATTAATGATGGTGCTAACAAATATGTTACATATGGTGACTTATTACAAGATTTAGCAGGTACTAATTTATCAGTTGAAGGTACAGATAGTTTAACATTATCAACAACTATTACAGGTATTACCTCTATTTCTTCAACTAGCTTTACAGGTTCGTTACTAGGTAATGTTAATGGTACTGCAAGTTGGGCTGTAAATGCACAGAATGTTTCTAGCATTAATAATAATATCACCAATAATACAAACAATTATGTATTAACTGCAACTGGTGGTGGTTCAATTAATGGTGAGGCTAATTTACAATTTGACGGCACTACATTAACAGTAACTGGAAACGAAGTAATTACCGGCAATTTAGTTGTACAAGGTACTGCCTCATTCCAAAATACAACTAACTTAGAAGTTGCTGATAGATTTATTCTTTTAGCTTCTGGTTCAAATGCTGCCGGTGATGGTGGTTTAGTAATTCAACAAGCTACACAAGATGTAGGTGAATTATTTGGATATGAAAACTCAATTAATCGTTGGGGGTTCACTTCAAGTTATGCAGCTAATGGATCTACATTTAATGCTGCAGCATATGTAACAACAACAGAAGTTTCATCAACAGCACCTTCAGTAGCTCCAATTTATGGTGGCGCTTCAAACGGATACGGTAACATACATGTTAACACAAATACAGGCGATATTTATATTTATTCTTAACAAATTAAAAAAATTAGTTATGTCTTTTACTGCAGGTCACTTTGTTGGTGATAATAAAAAAATTGAACAACCTCTATCTTCCAATCAATTAACTGATAAGGAGATAGAGGTTTTGCTTTCTATGATTAAACGTACAACTTTCATTGGAGAGGATATTGAACCTTTGTACAATTTGGTTGTAAAACTACAAAACCAACACACAGAACAAACAAAATAGTAAGTTATGAATATATTTTCAGTTGACTTTTCCCATGCGGAATTAAATTTTCTACGTCAAGCACTTGAAACTGTTCCTATTCAAGGAAGGGATGCTAAATTTTGTGCCTCTATTCAAATTAAACTAGAGCAAGAACTAGAGGAAATTACACAAATGATCAAAGCTGAAGAAGAATCTAGAATGCTTGGTCTTCAACAAATCATCCAACACGAGGAGACAAAAACAACAACCAGGAAAAAACAATAATATATTTATTACCGTATTATAGGCCCAAAAGGGAAGTGGACACAGCATATTCTGTGTAACCAACCGTAATAAACATATTAAATGCCAAACTGGAAAAAAGTCATAGTATCGGGCTCTGATGCCGCCCTGAATTCTTTACTAGTAACTAGCGGAGTTACAATAACAGGATCTCTAAATGTAACTGGTTCTACAACCCAAATAGGAAATAATACATTGCTAGGGAACACAACCCTATCAGGTAGCATCATAATTTCAGGATCCGAAAATCCAAGTACACCTTCTGTTCAAATTTATGGTGATACACAACATACTGGGGTTGTTAGATTTAACCCTATTAGTAGGAATATCGACCCTTCAATATCTGCATCTTATATTTATGTTTCTGGTTCCACAAATGACTTATATTTTAGCCAAAACGGATCAGGATATGCTAATACAACTCGTTTACGTTGGTTAGAAGGTAATCTATATACAGGATTATTACATGGTGGTTTAATTACAACACAATCCTCTACTGTTTACCAAATATCAAGTGGTAGTGGTATTATAGTAGACTTAAATGCATCATTAGGTGATGACCCATACCCAGTAATACAATTTTTAGAATGGGGAAATTTATCTGCAAGTATCGCTCCATTAACTGCTTCTTATCAACAAGCATTTGTTGGTATTGATTCAACTAATAATATTTTTGCTCAAGGTACACCATTTAGTAATGGTCAATTTGATACTGTAATCAATATAGGTAGTGTATTCTTTCAAAACCAATCTACAATTAATGGTGTTAAAACACAACCTTCTGTAGCATATGGATTTGAACAACAACAAAATGTATTTAATAGAGCATTTGGACCTTTAAAACTTTCAGGATATACTTTATCACCAAGTGGTTCTTCAACGGGTAGTTTAATAGTTGGAAGTGGTACAGCTTATGCTCCGGGATCTAACTATACAGTAGATCCAAATGAACCATACTATAGTGTTGATAATGGAACCAATATTTCTAAAATATTTAGATATTACCAATCAGGATCTAGTTGGGTTTATTTATCAAATGCTGGTGCAGGGTATACTACAATAGATCCAACCAAATACTCAAATAATGGTACTTTAACTTCTGTTGGAGCCGGTAATTGGTCAATACAAAGAGTATTTTGGTTCCCTAATTCAGTAACAAAAGCAATAGTAGTTTACTATGGTAATGCTATTTACCCAACAGAGGCAGAAGCTTTAGCAAATATTAGTTTTGAGTCATTTGTTGAAGCACCAAATACTGCAGCCAATGCAATTTATCTTGGTGCTATTATTATAAATCAAAATGGTGTATTTACTAATGCTAGTACATTTACAATATATCCTGGCGGATTATTCAGACAAGTAGGAGGATCAGGTGGTGGTGGTTCCATAGTAACCCAAACATTAGCAGGTTTATCCGATGTGTCTATTTCAGGACCAACAAATGGTCAAGCATTAGTATACAACAATACTTCTGCTAAATGGGAAAACTCATCAACATTAACTGCAAATTTAATAGGTAATGCAAGTACAGCAACAACTGCATCTTATGCATTAACAGCATCATATACTCCTTCAATTGCAGGTACAGACAATTATATACCTAGATTTAATGGTTCAAGTGCACTAGAAAATAGTGTAATGTATGATGATGGTACTAATATTGGTATTGGTACTACTAGCCCTTCATATAAAATAGATGTTGCAGGATCCGGTAGACTTACATTAGCAGGATATGCAGGTTATGAATATCATAACACTGCAGGTACTTGGGAAGTATATATAGGTACCGAAAACAATACAGGTAACGCTAGATATAATTCACGTCAAGGTGATCATACGTGGTACTATAATAGTTCAGCCACAATGAAATTAACCTCTGCAGGTTATTTAGGTGTTGGCACTACAACACCAACATCAAACCTCCAAGTCCAATCAAACAATCTATCAGCTCCAGCATTTGCTGTTTCTAAAAGTTTCTCCGGTGGTGGTGATGGTACTGCTGTTATGCATGCTTTTGGATATGATTCCGGAATTGCAAATACAGGTATTCAAGTTGGTGTAAAAGGAACCGGAGGATTCTCAGCTACAGATGCATATCCATTTAGAGTATTCAATCAAGGTACAGCAACATTTAGCATGTTATCTAATGGAAATGCCCACTTCAGTGGAAGTGTAGGTATTGGTACTACTAGTCCATCATACAAACTAGATGTTGTAGGTGAAGGAAGATTCGGTACAGGTGCAAAAGCTATAATCGGAACTGATGGAACATATGCAGGATATGGTGTTGTAGGCTTTGGTGGAACTACAGATGGATATAATAGAATATTTGGACATCAAAGCACTTCAGATGGTTTATACATAGCGGCTGCAACCGGTAGAGGAATTGAATTTTGGGTAAATGGCGCAACTACAGTAGCCATGAGAATTAACCCAGCAGGTAACGTAGGTATAGGTACTACTAGTCCAACTTCTAAACTTCATGTTTGGAACGATAAAATAGAAGTAACAGGATTCCCAGCAGCTGGAAGTCCATTTACATTCTTAGAGTCAAATTATAATGACCAATCTGCTGTTGCAATTAAGTTCTTAAACTATAATCCATCAAACGGCTATGATTCAGATTTAGGTATTCAATTAATGAATACAGGTGGATCTATGTTTGATGCAATGATCATTAAAGGATCTACAGGCAACGTTGGTATTGGTACTAATAGTCCATCTTATAAATTAGATGTAAGTGGAAGTATTCACGCCCAAGAATCATCTACCGTTGGTACACTTATACTAGGAAATACAGTTGATAATTATATATCATACTACAATTCAGATGTATATTTTAAAGCAAAAGGTAGTCATTATTTTGAAGGTAATGGATTTTATAAAGGTGTTTGGAATAGTAATGGTAATCTAGGTATCGGAACTTCATCCCCTCCAGGTAACTCAACAAACCGAGCTGTAGAAATTGCGGGTGCCGATAGTGCAAATCTAGTTGTAACCCAACCAGGTTATGCATCAGCAGCATTTACTTCATTTAATAGTGAAGCATACATTGGTACATCTACCAATCATCCATTCTATCTTTACACTAGTGGGTCTGAACGATTACGAATTGCAAATAACGGTGCAATTAGATTCAACGCATACGGTTCAGGTACATTCACAGGCACAGCTACTCAAAAACTAGCAGTAGATAGTTCCGGAAATGTAATCGAAATTCCAATTGGTGCAGGACCAGTAGATGGTTCTGGTACAGCAAATTATATTACAAGATGGGTTGATACCGATACTATTACAACTAGTAGCATTTATGAAACTGGAGGTAATATAGGTATTGGAACTACTAGTCCATTAGGTAAATCTACTATTATTGGAGATGGTAGTTTAAACAATTATTCTGGTATAGTACGAATTGGAACAACAGCCCCAACAAATGCATGGGCGTTTATAACCCTCCCAGATGATGCTTCAGTTCAAACTAATGCAAATAACTATTATTTAATTGGAAGAACAGCTGATGTATCAAATAGAATAATGTCCTTCCATATACCTGTAGCTGCTGATTATGGAAGCGGGTCAGAGCCAAAATTTGGATTCTATAGTAGCGGTGCTGATTTACTCCATAGTATCGAAGCTAATACTGGAACTTCATATTTTAAAGGTAATGTAGGTATTGGTACAACCACCCCAGCTTACAAACTTAGTGTTGTAGGTAAAATGGCATTAAATGATGGTGGAAATAGTGTTTTTATTGGTACAAATGCTGGACAATCAGATGACGCAACCGATAATAGAAATATTGCAATAGGTACAAATTCTCTACAAAACAATATATCTGGATCACAAAACGTTGCTATAGGTTATAACACATTAGTAAACAATACAAATATAAATAATACTGCAGTTGGTTCAAATGCATTACAAAACAATACAACGGCCCTCAACAATACTGCATTTGGTTCATTTGCTTTAAATGCAAACACTGTGGGTTCTTCAAGTATTGCTGTAGGTGCCGCAGCATTACTTTCAAACACAATCGGAAATCATAACACAGCAGTAGGTAACAGTGCTATTCGCTTAAATGTTTCCGGTTCACAAAACGTAGGCGTTGGTGGATCTGTATTATTCAATAATACAAATGGAAGTGATAACGTTGCACTAGGTTGGAATGCTGCAAGATATTTTGGTACAGGAACATCTTCACTTACAGATACAAGTGGTTCAATTTTCATAGGATCTTTAGCTCGTGCTAATGCTTCAGGTGAAGTAAACCAGGTTGTAATTGGTATGAACGCTTTGGGTCTAGGCTCAAATAGCGTTGTATTAGGTAACGATAATATTACAAAAACAGTCCTTAAAGGAAGTGTTGGTATTGGTACCAATGTTCCAATGGGACCTTTAGAAATATATAAAGCAAATGCAGCAGGGTTAGGTGGTCATCTTATTTTAAATAATGATGGTTCATCTGTTGGTAATGAAACAGCAATACTATTTAATGATAGTGGAGGTGGAAGTTTATCTGGTGTACGTGCTGCAATTTCTTCTACTACAGAAAATTCACCATATAATGGAGATATCAAATTTAAAACTGGTAATACTTCATATGGGTCATTAAGTACTCGTATGATTATTACTGGTGCTGGTAATGTAGGTATTGGTACTACTAGCCCGGGAGTCAAATTAGAAGTTTATGATAGTGCTAATGCAAATGCAGTAACAATAACTTCTGATGGAGCAAACCAACAACTTGTAATTAGAAGATATTCAAGTACAAATGAACAATTAATATTTGGAGTTCATAGTAGTGATTATAGTTACATACAAGCTGTAGAACAAGGTGTTGCATATAGAGCATTAAGTTTAAACCCTGATGGTGGTAATGTAGGTATCGGAACTACTAACCCTGCATACCTCTTAGATGTAAACGGAACAGCTCGCGTTACAACATTAATTGAAACCTCAGCACTTAAATATAAAACAAATATACAACCTTTAGATTCTCAACTTTCTAAAGTTGCACAACTTGAACCAGTTACATTTGATTGGATTGATAAACCAAACCCTAAAACAAACATAGGTTTAATTGCAGATGAAGTTGAAAAAATTTATCCAGAATTTGTTTCCAAAACAGAAGATGGAGAAATTGAAGGTATCGAATATTCCAAATTAACTACCGTATTGATCCAATCAATAAAAGAGTTAAAAGAAATAGTTGACAAACAACAAGAACAAATCAATGCATTACTTAATAAGTAAAAATATTTATAATAAAACATGGCTCAGTTACAATCCACCAGTATAACAGGTTCTCTTATAGTTACAGGAGGTATTACCGGATCATTTTCTGGATCTATTGCCTCTCCTGGTTCAAATACTCAAGTACTTTACAACAATAGTGGAGTAATATCTGCTAATAGTGGATTTGTTTACAATAGTGGAAATGTAGGTATTAACACCACTAGCCCAACTAGTAAACTTACTGTAAATGGTAATACTCATATAATAGGCTCTGGCACCCCTGGTTCAGGTGCTGGTATGGAATTACAATATAGCAGTAATACATCATATATAGGTTCATATGATAGAGATTCATCAGTTTATAGAAATTTATTTTTCTATTCTGCTGATACTATATTTGAAAACGGTGGTACTGAAAGAATGCGAATTACTTCTGCAGGTAATGTAGGTATTGGTACTTCTGGCCCTAGTGCTAGACTTTTTATTTCAGCACCTGCTCTAGGAACTTCAGCAGGCGACTATTCGTTAAATTCAATCCACTACAACATTAATTCAAATGCTGAAGAATTAGAAATTAAATCCGTTCGTGAAGCATCCGGAAATGATTGGACATATGGAGGTAAACGAATTCAACTTCGCATTGACTCAACTTATATGGGTTATATGCAGTTCAATGGTTATGGAAATAATTATGGAATTTCATTTGGTACAGGAGGTACAACATCTGCTCCTGGAAACGTTACTGAAAGGATGCGTATTACAAATGGTGGTAACGTAGGTATTGGCACTACTAGTCCTCAAGGTAAACTCTCAGTAGACGGTGGTGATTTTAGATTCAATTACGGAAATGCCTCAGCAAACTATTATTTTTATTTAAATAAAAATTCATCAAATGATGGTGGAATACTACTAACTAGAGATAATTCTACATTTGACTGGCAAATAGTTAATTTAGATGGTAGTGGTAATCTAGCATTTTATTCATATGGAGCCTCTACTCAAGCTGTAACTTTCCAACGATCCTCAGGTAATGTAGGTATTGGAACTACTTCTCCTGCTCAAAAACTTCATGTAATAGGTAATACAGCTGTTACAGGTTTCACTTCAACAGGTGGTAGAAAATTATCATTAGGTATATTAGATTTGAATGATGGTGGTACTCCTACCCAAATCCGAATCAATACTACTATCCCGCTCAATTCACCTTCTGCAGATTTTACGGTAAATATAAAAGGATTTAGATATGGTGCACCTCAAATGGTATCATTATCTATTGGATGGCATTACTATTTAGGTTCATTTTACAATGAAACAGTAATATCAAATGGTGCTTGGAAACCAACAGTTACTTTAGCACAAGATGCTAATGGATACGTTGTAATCCATTTATCTAGCCCTGGTTACTGGCCTAAACTATATGTAGAAAGCTTATATAGTAGTGCATATGGAGACACTTATTCAAGTGGATGGACATTTACTGATGCAAACTTATCAGATTGTACAAACGTAGAAGTTGTCCCTTATCAACCATTAGCCACAGACATTTCCGGAAATGCAGGATCTACTTCAGCAGTATCCGGTACAACAAACTATGTATCTAAATTTGCAAGTAGTACAACTATTGGGAATAGCCAAATATTTGATGATGGTACAAACGTAGGTATTGGCACCGCTAGCCCATCAGCTAAATTAACAGTTTCAAACGGTGTAGCATATTTTACCCAAACAGCATCAAATGGTTCAGCATTTAGATGGGGATTATTAGGAACAGCAGTATCTCCTGATACTATGCTTTGTATGAACCAATTATGGAACGGTTCAGGTTGGACTATTTTAGATTCTGGTGTTGGTACATCTTATATAAATTTAGGATCTCAAGTTTCTTCTCCAAATATTGAATTTGGTACAGGTCCTACAAATACTGCTGCAACTACTAAAATGATTATCACCAATGGTGGTAATGTAGGTATTGGTACTACAAGTCCTGATGTGTTACTTCATATTTATGGTCCTGGAAGTACAATTACAAGATACACTAATACTAGTAATTCTGGCCATTATGTTGATGTGGGTGCAAATAATGCCGGTGAGAGTTTTGTTTATGGGTATGGTGCATATCCTCTTTTATTTGGAACAAATGGTTCTGAAAGAATTCGCATTCTTTCCGGTGGTAACGTAGGTATTGGCACTTCTAGCCCAAATACTACTCTAGAAATAAATAAAAACGTTAGTTTCTCCAGTGTAGACACATACGCACAATTAGTAGTAAAAACTACAAGTGGTGCTAATGGTAAATTATTGAATATTGGAGTAGATGAAAGTGCAGGTTTATCATTCATTCAATCTTTAAACAGAGGTACTGATTCAATGCCATTGATACTTCAACGTTATTCAGGTAATGTAGGTATTGGTACTACTAGCCCATCAGTAAAATTAGATGTCAATGGTACTGGTAAATTTGGTGCTTATGCTTACATAGGAACTAGCATTGATCAAGGATATTACCAAGATATTGACAATGGTGCTTATCGAGCTTTTTCAGGAGCAACAAACCCAGGATATTATTTCCAAAAATATAATGGTTCTGCAACCACAATGTATATTGGACTAGATGGCACATATGCTGGTAGAGTAGGTATTGGAACAACAACTCCCGCGTATAATTTACATATAGCAAAAGCTAGCTCAGAAGCAGGTATTTTAACTTCCTACGGAGCTTCTGATATATATCTAACTCACGGTGGTTGGAGTATGGGTGCCGGTAAATTTGGTATTGGGGATGGATCTTCTCCTACAATAACAATTGATGCTCCAAATGATAGACTAGGTATTGGTACTACTAGTCCTATATATTTAGTTGATGCCTATAGTACTAGTGCTACTACTAATAGAATATCCATAGGTGGAACAACTAATTATTCTTTAATCCAGGCATTTAACGATAGTGGTACATTATATCTAGGAATTGATAATTCATCAGGAACTGGATTTGGAACTGGTAATTATACACGAGTATTATATAGTGGTGATAACTACCCATTAGCAATTTCTACAAACGGTACTGAAAGAATGCGAATTGACAGTAGTGGTAATGTTATGATAGGAACTACTACTCCATTACTCACTACATCAGGTAGAGGTACTTTAACACTTAATGGTAGTTCAACTTCCATTCTAACTCTTAGTAACGGTGGTACATGGGCATCTTATTTATATGCAGAAAGTACTGGGGTATATTTAGCAGCAAATGGTTCTTCTAGAGTTCTTTCATTTGAAGTTAATAATGCTGAACGCTTGCGTATCTCAACTGCAGGTGCTATTCGTTTCCTTAATTATGGCTCAGGTACAAATACAGGAACAGTAGCATATAACTTAGCAGTTGATTCAAGTGGAAACGTAATTGAAACAGCAGGTGGAGTAGTTGATGGTTCTGGTACTGCAAATTATATTCCAAAATGGAGTGATTCAAATACAATTGGAAACTCTGTAATTTATGAAAGTAGTAGTAACATTGGTATTGGTACTACTTCACCAGGCGCTAAACTAGAAGTAAACGGTTCATTCCGCGCTACAACCAAATCCTTCATCATTGATCACCCAACCAAAGAAAATAAAAAATTACAATACGGTGTACTTGAAGGACCTGAACATTCAATATATGTTCGCGGTAAATTAACAAATACCAACGTAATTCAACTCCCAGATTACTGGCACGCACTAGTACATGAAGATTCAATTACAGTGAATTTAACCGCAATTGGAAAAAAACAAGACTTGTGGGTAGAAGAAATAACTGATACGCATATTACAATAGCTTCTGAAACAGGAGATATAAATTGTTTCTATGCTGTGTTTGCAGAACGTAAAGATGTAGAAAAATTAGTAACAGAATTTGACAAAGAATAAGTTATGGGATTACAATATGCACCCCGATTAGATACTGATGGTTTGATATTTATGTATCAACCAGGTCAAACTACTATATTTAACAATTTTACAGCATCTAATGCTCCTGATGTTTCTCCACCATCTCAAGGATGTTTTACAGGCCCTAGAAGAAAATATGAGGGAGTATATGATGATAGATCTAATACCTACAATGGCCAACCTGTATTAGAAATAGCTAACCTTGGAGGTTCTATATATAATTTAAATGCTTCTCAAACTAGCACATATACTATATCTTTATGGGTTAGATTAGTCCAATTCCCTTCTAAATACGGTGGAACCTCATCAGCTAATCGTGGAAGCGGCCAAGTTACTAAATCAAAACGCGCTGCTTTAGCCCGATTTGATTTTCGAAATACCCCAGGATATAATAATGGATATATTGAATTTGGAGCTATGGCGCCCTACTATTTAGATAGTGCAGGTGATTATACTTACAAATCTGTATTTTCCCCAATATCTTTTGGAGCTGCTATATGTGGTGCAAAATACATAACTACAGTTTATACTGATTATAAATTTAATTTAAATGAATGGTATTTAATTACTTTACAATTAGAAAGTAATACAAATTTTAGTAATATTTCTCAAGCATTAAATGTTAAAATGTTTGTAAATGATACCCAAGAAAATATTGCTAAATGTTTAGGTATAGCTTGGAGACAAACCAGTACTCGTGCCCCAGGTAAACCACCCCAACCTAGAAAAAGATATACGGGAAAAGTAGCAGCGCAACCGGGATTTGCAAATAGTATTGGTGCAAATACTAGTTTTTCGGCTAATGCTGCCTTTCAAACAATAACATATTCTGATTTTTTTAACCTCTCAGCGTTAAATTATGCTTCTTTTTCCCCTATAAGAACATTTGGTAGACTTAATAAGGGTGTAAATGATGGTATAAATACTCCATTTAATGCTGGGGCCTCTAGCTCATTTTACAAGTATAGCTCTTCAGTTAATTTTGGTCAACTATATATTTATAATAAACCATTTAATAATTTAACATATAACAATTTTAAAAGTTTATATACTTAAAATATTACTGTTCCTCGGACGGTATCGTGGTACTACAGAAATGTAGCCCAATTAAGGGGTGTGAAAGCACCCCTTTTTAAAAACAAATAAAATTTATATGCCAACAGCAGTAGGACCAAACCCATCATTAGACAGTAATATCATATTTTCATATGATGTAGGAGATACTTTAAATTCATATAAGGGAGAACCTACTGTAAATTACCAATGGAATGGAGGATCTGAAGTAACTCCTATGTCTAGCTTTTGGACAGGAGCTCCAGCTCCAGTTGATGTAACTGGTACTTCAAACCAAGGTCCTATTAAAGGAGCAAAAACTTGGAAATTTATAAAAGATGGTACTTCTAACCAATGGCATGGTTGGGAAGCTACTTATGGAGGAATTTGGACAGGTAATGCTGGAGATATTTGGACAACTAGTTATTGGTATAAAACAACAAATGATGCAGGATTAGGTGGATTTTTTATTGGTTACTTTTACAAACCAGACTGGTCAGCCCCATTTAGCACAACAATATTATCAGATGTTAATAGTATTATTGCCGATGGTCAATGGCATTATAATTCTACTACTACTCAATTCAATGAAAACTACTCCAATGCAATTATTGTGGATGGCCCAAGTTGGGGGTATAGTACTCAAGTTGGCGAACTTTATATAAATGGGTTACAATGGGAGAAAAAACCTCATCCAACCCCATTTGCATATGGTACCCGTTCTGCAACACAAGGTTTATTACCGTTAATTAGCAATACATCTTTAAATATATCAACAGTATCTTTTAATTCAAATGCTCAAATGATATTTGATGGCACTGATGATTATATTAATCTAGCTACTAATCTTCAATCAGGATTTACTCAAGCAAGTTATGAATTTATATGTAAACCAACATCACTCCCAGGCTCAGGAAATTATTTTCAATTATATATTCAAGAAAATAGTACTTGGATTGCTTTATACAATGTAGGAGGTACTGTTTTCTTTGGTATTGATTTAGGAAATGGATCTGGTTGGTTTGATAATAATGGTGGGTGGAATACGGGTGCTAGAACAACATCTACACTTACCGCTAATAAATATTATCATGTTTTTTATAGCTGGGATGGGACAAATGTTAGAATATATCTTAATGGAGCATTACAATCTACAGCATCTACTCTACAAGCTATTAATGGTAGACAAGATGTAACAACATTAGGACCAGGTAACACTCCTAGAAATATAGGAGCTAGAGGAAGTGGTAATTATTGGCCTGGTAATATAGATATTATTAAATTTTATAACACTGCTCTATCATCAGACCAAGTAAAACAAAACTACAATCAATATAAAACACGTTTCAATTTAAGTTAAGATATGGCAGTAGCAAATGGGTATGGAAAAGTAGTAACATCGGGTTCGGTGTTTATGTATGATACTGGAGATTTTTATAATTCATATAAAGGACAACCTGGTACAAATATAACAACAGGTGTTGGTAGAAACTATAACGGCTATAGTAAAACTAATTATGATAACGGTATGTATTTTGAAACAAACGGTTATACAGAAGTAGTTAATATCCCTGCATTGGGGCCTACTACGGTACAAAGTGTAGAAATTCATAACGAATATTGTGGGTATGGTTGTAATGGTAACTATCAATGCTGCCCAAACCTATTTAACTATACTGGAGGATGGATGAGTTCAATTTGGTTACCTGGACAAACATATAGTTACCAAATTATATACAAATGCCAATCAGGATATACTCATCCAAATTTTATGTATCATTATGAATATACATCTGGAGAAAGTTATTTGACTGAATATGGAGTATTTACTACTGATAAGCAAGAATCTTTAGGAGATGGTTGGTACCATGCATGGAATACTTTTACAACTAATGCTTCCGCTGCAAAAGGATATACTGGTTTATGGTACTATAACTATAATGTAAGTGATAAAGTATCAATAGCAGCAGTAAGTATAACCCCTGGAGACACTATTAGACCCCCACAACAAATTATCCCCTCAGGAACAACACGTTCTGCTACACAAGGTTTATTACCAATAGTAGGTAATTCTTCTATAAATTTATCTAATGTATCATTTACCTCAGATGCTCAAATAGTATTTGACGGAACCGATGATCGAATAGCATTAACTCCATCAACATATGGTATAACAAATCAATTTACTATTGAAGTAGTATGTTATCCAACTAAGCAAGTTAATGGAATGTTTAATTTTGTAGGACCAAACGGATCAGATAGAGGAATAATGGCTCATTGGCCCTGGAGTAGTGATTATGGATATTTTGATATCACAAATACTTCTGGTGGGTTTTTTAGATGGTATAAAGCAAACGCAGGAATATTAAACGTAAAAGCATTATATCATTTTATTTTAAAACCTGATGGACAAATGGTAGTAAAACAAAATAATCAAGTAATGACCCCTACAGGAGCGGATACATTTAGCGGAAATGTTTCATTAGGTACAACTAATACAATTGGAGCTTTTGGTTCTGATGGTACAACAGCTTGGGCTGGTAACATTTATGTATTTAAAATATATAATCGAGCACTTACAGACGCTGAGACAACACAAAACTACAATAAATACAAAACACGTTTTAATTTATCATAATATTTATCATAGATGAATACATTTGAAAATAGAAGATGGTTGGTTTTACCTTCAAACCTTACAGGTTCTATAGACTTTAATCAAGTTTTAGAAGCTAGCCCTGAAACTTTACGCTACAGCGTAGACAAAACAGAAACATTTGTAAAATATGACGTGACTGTAGTAACAGCAAGTTACACAGCAAGTTACATTAATGCAGATACTGGTGAAACAGGATCATATATTGTACAAGCAGGAGTTTATGGAAGACCAGATATTTATTCCCCAGAATATCCTGAATACCATTATCAACCAATGCTAGATTTACTAGCAACACCTTTTTGGACACAACCATTGCCAACAGGCTCAATAGAATAATATGGCAGATATTTTAATTACACCCGCATCCAGTTTAATGGCTTTTACGAGCTCATTAAATTATAAACAGACTTTAACACAAGAAGCCTCTGGTTCTCTTACATTACTAGGTTCTGGCTCAACGGGTAGAACCGATTTATTTACCATTAATGGAAATAACGGTACGTTATTTTCTGTATCTGATGACTTATCAAATTCATTATTTTCAGTTAACACAATTGCAGGTTTACCTGTAATAGAGGCATTTGCAAATAATACTGTTGTAATGGGACAATACGGACAAAACGTATTGGTAGTTACAGGTAGTAGAGTTGGAATTGGAACAGCTACCCCATCTACAACATTGCATGTCTCTGCAGGAGATAGTTCACGTGTATTATTTGGGCCCAATGCAACGTGGGGAGCTTATTTATATGTAGGAGCTAGCCCAAATATAACTAGCAATACTGTTGCCCAAGTTATTTCTACAAATGGTAACTTGCATTTAGATTCTGGGACTAGTCAAAATACATATATAAATGGATATTCTCAAACTAATACCTTTATAAACCCTGAAGGAGGTAGTGTAAGCATTGGTACCTATGATAACCCAGGAGCAAGATTACAAGTAAATACTTCATCAGATGTAGTAGCAATATTTAAACGAACTGCTAATGGTGCCTCAGGTATACAATTTACTAATGCCGGCTCTAATAACTCTACTTTATATGGGGGGTACGATTCATATGCTTTAAGATATTTCTATAATACAAATGAATATCTTACTATGGATACCTCAGGTAATTTAGGTATTGGTACTACCAGCCCATCATATAAATTACATGTTAATACTACTTCAGCCGTTGCTGATATGATTGGCATGACCAATGGAACACAAACATTAACTCTTGGTGTAAACAATAGTGCTGGTGGTTCATTCTTATTTGAAAATGGTAATAATGCATTACGATTTGGTACAAATGGTAGTGAAAGAATGCGCATTACAAATGGTGGTAACGTAGGTATTGGTACTACTAGCCCCGCAACAAAACTTGATGTAAATGGAGGAATTAAAGCAACTACAATACAACTTACAAGTGGTGCTGCTGATGGATATGTTTTAACTTCCGATAGTAGTGGTAATGGTTCATGGCAAGCAGCTAGTGGTGGGGGTGGAGGTTTGCATATTTTAACTACACCTATTTCTGGATGGTTATATACAAACTTGATTACTAATAATTATACATCTCCTATTCAAGCTAATACAGCATTCGATTTTGTTGATTTTAGTTTGTTTCTCCCTGCTAATAATATTAGAGCTACTGAATTATCTTTATATGTTTCTACTGCAGCAGCAACTACTACAAATGTAAAAATTGTTGTTTTTACAGATGAAGATTATGGTTATCCAAGAACTAAAATAATTGAATCAACTTCAATGAGTGCTAATACTACAGGCCTAAAAACTTTTGTAACAACTTATACATTTGAAGCTGGTAAAAAATATTGGTTAGGATATACAGTAGATACTGACGATGCAACATTAAGATTGACTGGAATAACTGGAAATACTTTATATACAAGAAATGGAAATGCATTTATAACTCAAAATGGTATGTATTTTTCTGCACCATATAATTCTATCCCAACAACAAATACAAATGCATTAACCAAAACTAATTTAAATGCAGCACAAATACTTTTAACCTCAGCATAATATGGCACAAGTAAGAAAGGAAATTTACGACGAGAATGGATTAATTAAAGTTAAATTCATTGAAATGGATGAACCATCTGTTGAAGAACAAATTGCTCAAAAGCAAGAACAACTTTTACAAATCTATGAAGAAATACAACTTCTTCAACAGTCACAAAATACTTAAAAATATTTAACTAGAAACAAAAATTCATATATTTATAAACAAATAAAAACATTTAACAATGGCTTTACAAGTAACAGGATCTTTTAGACTATCAAACGGTACATATGCCGTTAACCCGGAAATTTTAATGTGCCCAAATCTTCCATACCGCGATGTATTGAATCTCCAAGCACAAGTAGTACTAGTAACTTCAGGAAGTGCTCCAATGCCTACTCCAATGGGTGCAAGCTACTACACAGTAGATAATATTTACTACAACAACATGAACTTAGATATTCTACCAACTTCATCAATGGAAAACCCATATGCTGCATTGATTAATTCACTTGATCAATATGTAAAAACAGATTTGGAAGAAAAACAACCAGATTGTATTTACAATATCGCTTAAGATATTTTAAATTTCTTGAAAAAATATTAGGCCCCTTAAAGGGGCCTTATTATAATATAGTTAATAAACCTTAATAAATTAAATTTATGTCAATCGTTTCAGAAAAAAAGTTCCTAACAGAAGAAGAACAAGCAACTTTAAAAGAAATTCAATCAAACACTCGTGCTCTAGTTGTTGAGCTTGGTGAAATTGAATTAGTTAAACTCCAAGTAGAAAAACGTCACGAAGGTGCTAAAACATTTTTAGCAGAACTAGGAGAAAAAGAAAAAGAATTTACCCAAAAGGTATTTGAAACCTATGGTAAATGCACAATCGACCCAGAAACGGGTGAGATTACATCTGCAGAGTAATCTAGGTTAAAATACACCATATTTATAATAAAATAAATCATTACAATGGCAGAAACAATTGTATCACCTGGTGTATTAGCAATAGAGAACGATCAATCATTTGTAACTCAACAGCCTGTACAAGCAGGAGCCGCTATAATAGGCCCAACAGTAAAAGGTAAAGTAGGAATCCCTACTCTAGTAACTTCATACAGTGATTATTTAAATAAGTTTGGTGCTACTTTCCTTAGTGGAAGTAACACCTATACTTATTTTACTTCAATTGCTGCTTACAACTATTTCAATAATGGTGGTCCTTCACTTTTAGTAACTCGTGTAGTAACAGGTTCATTTACTTCTGCTACTTCATCATTTATTTCATCTTCTGCACATGGTGCAGGTGCTCCTTATAATACTAGTCCATTTGAATTGGCCACTATTTCTAAAGGAGAAATTATGAATAGTGCTGGCCCTACAGGTTCAGTAGGTACTTTATTAAGTGGCTCATCAGATAATTTTAGATGGCAAATTACAAATGCTAATACTAGCTCAGGTACATTTACTTTATTGCTTCGTCAAGGTAATGATAGCACAGTATTTCCTTCAATTGTAGAAACTTGGGGTCCATTATCACTTGACCCATATTCATCAAACTACATTGAAAAGGTAATTGGTAATCAAGTTGAAAATATAGCTGTTGATGCTGGTGAATATTATATCCAAACATCTGGAAGCTACGTCAATAATTCAGCTTATATTTACGTTAAATCTGTTAGTCAACCTACTCCAAATTATTTTGATAATGTAGGAAACCCAAAACCACAATATACAGGTTCAATTCCCAACAATGCAAGTGGTTCATTTGGTGCAGCTACCGGAAAATTATTTCATGGTGGTAACAACAAATACTACGAACAAATCACTTCAGGAGATAATATTCAAGGAATACCTGCAAGTGCATATACTGAATCTATTTCTTTATTAGCAAATAAAGATGCATTTAACTATAATCTTTTAATTGCCCCTGGATTAATGTCTGATATAGCAGGCGGAGCACCAGGAGCAATCACTTCTATGATTTCAGTTGCCCAAAATAGAGGCGACATGATGGTAGTATTTGATTCCTCAAAATATAATACCCCAATTAGTACCGTACTTACTAATACTTCAGGATATGATACTTCATATGCTGCTACTTATTGGCCTTGGGTTAAAACAATAGATCCAAGTACTGCAAACCAAGTTTGGGTACCTGTTTCTACTTTAATTCCTGGAGTGTATGCGTTTAATGATAATGTTGCTGCTCCTTGGTTTGCACCTGCAGGTATAAATAGAGGTATTATTACAGTAGCAACTCAAGCTGAACGTGTATTGACTCAAGGAAACAGAGATACATTATACCAATCAAATATTAACCCAATTTCTACAGTTCCTAATTCAGGTATAGTAGTATTTGGACAAAAAACACTCCAAAAAAGACAAAGCTCTTTAGATCGTATTAATGTACGTCGTTTATTGATTGAACTTAAAGGATATATTACTCAAGTAGCTGATACGTTTGTGTTTGAACAAAATAATGCTGTTACAAGAAATAATTTCTTAGCTATTATCAATCCATACTTATCATCTGTTCAACAACAACAAGGTTTAACTTCATTTAGAGTGATAATGGATGAATCAAATAACCCACCTTCAGTTGTAGATAATAACCAAATGGTAGGCCAAATTTATTTACAACCTACTAGAACAGCTGAATTTATTGTGCTTGATTTCAATATATTACCTACTGGTGCAACATTTCCTGCTTAATAGCATATTTTAAGGGGGTCTTAGATATTTATAATAAAAAAATACGATGGCAAATTTCACAACTTCTCCTGGAGTAGCAATTAGCGAAATAGACAACACTTTCTTAACTGGACAACCAGTACAAGCAGGTGCTGCTATTATAGGTCCTACAGTTAAAGGTCCTGTTGAAAAACCAACACTTGTAACAACTTATTCAGATTTCGTAACGATATTTGGAGATACTTTTATCAGTGGTGGTAATTCTTATTCTTACTTAACTTCAATTGCTGCTTACAATTATTTTAATTATGGAGGAACTTCATTATTAGTTGCTCGTGTAGTAACTGGTTCTTACACATCCGCAATTAGTACTACAATTCCTAACTACATATCCTCTAGTTCATCTTCATTCTCTTTAGAAACTATTTCTGAAGGAACTATTATGAACAACTCAGGATCTATAGTTTCAGGCTCATTGATTTCAGGATCAACTGACAACATTCGTTGGGAAATTACAAATTCAAATACTGGATCAGGTACATTTAATGTATTAATTAGACGTGGTAATGATACAACTAATAATAAAGTTGTATTAGAGGCATGGAACAATTTGACATTAGATCCAAATTCAAGTCGTTATATTTCTAAAGTAATAGGTGATCAAAAATTAAATTATAGTTCTGCTAATAATCAAATGGAATTATCTGGAAGTTATCCAAATAATTCAAAATATGTTCGTGTAAAAGCAGTAACAAACCCAACACCAAACTACTTTGATTCAAATGGTGTTGCAGTAAATGCATACACAGCTTCTATCCCATTAAATGGTAGTGGTTCAGCAGGTGGTTCATTTTATAATGCTACAGGTACTGCAAGTGGATCTATTAAACTATACGATGAAATTGGTGATAATACACAAGGATTAGTTGGTGCTAACTATAATAACATGATTACTTTACTTGGTAATCCTGAAGCATATCAATTCAATGTATTATTTACTCCTGGTTTATTAAATGATAAACATACAGCTCAAGTTACAAATATTATTACTAACACAATTGCAAGAGGTGATAGTATGTATGTAATGGATTTAGGAGTATATGGTAGTTCCCTTACAGAAGCAGTAACACAAGCTCAAACTCGTGATACTTCATATGCTGCAACATATTGGCCTTGGGTTCGTATCATTGACCCATCAACAGGAAAACATGTTTGGGTTCCAGCTTCAACAGTAATCCCAGGTGTATATGCATTTAACGATAAAGTAGCCGCTCCTTGGTTTGCACCAGCAGGTATAAACCGCGGTGGATTAAGCACAGTTCTTCAAGCTGAATTGAAATTGACGCAAGGTAACAGAGATACTTTATATGCGAATAATATCAACCCAATTGCAACACTACCCAAACAAGGTGTTGTAGTGTATGGTCAGAAAACATTACAAAAAGCTCAATCTGCTCTTGATCGTGTAAACGTACGTCGTTTAATGATTGAATTGAAATCATACATTCGTCAAATTGCAGATACAGTAGTATTTGAACAAAACACAATTGCAACTAGAAATTCATTTATCGCAAGAGTTACTCCATTCTTAGAAGGAATCCAACAAAAACAAGGATTATATGCTTATAAAGTTGTTATGGATGATACAAATAATGGCCCAGCAGTAATTGATCAAAACCAATTAGTAGGTCAAATTTATATCCAACCAACACGCACAGCTGAATTTATTTCCCTAGATTTCATCTTAATGCCTACAGGAGCTGAATTCCCAGGATAAAAATTGAAAAATTAGATATTTATAATAAAATTAAAATAGAAAACAAATGGCAATTTTAAATCCAAACGAAATATTTTTCACAGCGTTTGAACCTAAACAAACCAACCGTTTTATCCTTTATATGGATGGTGTTCCATCATATTTGGTAAAAGGAGTAAGCGCAGTATCTTTATCACAAACAGCTGTTGCTCTTAATCACATCAACGTTCAACGTTATGTAAAAGGAAAAACAATTTGGAATACAATTTCATTCACATTATATGATGCAATTACACCTTCTGGTGCTCAAGCAGTAATGGAATGGGTACGTTTAGGTCACGAATCAGTAACAGGCCGTGATGGTTATTCAGATTTTTATAAGAAAGACATTACGTTTAATGTTATCGGACCTGTAGGTGATATCGTTTCTGAATGGATTATTAAAGGAGCCGTTATTACAAGTGCTAACTTCGGTGATTATAGCTGGGATGATGACGGAACTATAGTAGGACTTACTGTTGAAGTACAACCTGACTACTGTATCTTGAACTACTAAGAACAAAACAACAAAATATATAAGAGCTCCAAAGAAATTTGGAGCTTTTATTTTCTTTCAATATATTAGATTTATGAAAAAACTATTTGTATTTCTTTTATTGGCTTTCGTAGGACACAGTCAATATTGCCCTTCATTAGGACCTGATCAAATATTACCTTGTGGTGTAGGATCAACTACACTAACAGCAAACTTAAGCCAATGTGGTACAGGCACAAACCCTAATCAAACAACAAATTACAGTACCTCTCCTATAGCATATTCAAACCAAACTAATACAGGAACTCAGTTATTTATGACTGATGATTCTCAGCAAGGTCCATTTAATATAGGGTTTACTTTTTGTTTCTTTGGACAAACTTACACTCAATTTTATGTAGGTTCTAATGGTTGGATTTCTTTTTCACCTGGTCAACCTACTACATTTACAACCCAAACTATTCCTACTGCTAATCCTTTAGTACCTAGAAATTGTATTATGGGCCCTTGGCAAGATTGGCACCCTGGTATTGGAGGACAAATTAGATATCAAACAAGTGGAGTTGCACCTTGTAGAAAATTAACAGTAAGTTGGACAAATATGCCTATGTTTAGTTGTACAGGCAATCAAGGTACATTTCATATTGTAATATATGAATCTTCCAATTATATTGATAGTTATATTCAAAACAAACCAGCTTGTTTACAATGGCAAGGCGGAACAGCAACACAAGGAATCCATAATGCTGCTGGTACTATAGGAATTGCTGTACCTGGTAGAAATTCAACTGCTTGGACTGCAACAAACGATGCATATAGATGGACACCAACAGGTCCTGTAGTTGTACCTACTTTAACATGGTATCAAGTAGGTAATCCTGTTGCAATTGGTACCGGACCAACAATTAACGTTACTCCTAATGGTCCAACTCAATATACTTGCCAATTAACCTATCCAACTTGTAATGCTGGTTGGTCTGTTTGTAATGGAGGAGCTAGTTTAGGACCTGATACAGTATTAGTTGTGCCTGGTCCTCCAATTCCATCAACAGGTCCAATCAATGGTATTGATACTATTTGCTATTTAAGCTCATATGAAATGTATGATGTACCCGCAGTAGCTAATTATAATTATCTTTGGAGCAGTGTTGCCCCTATTACTTCAGGACAAGGAACTAATATTATTACAGTAGACTTTAGTTCATTCCCTGGAGGATTTATTCCTGGTGCTATTCAAGTAACCCCAGAAGCAAATGGATGTACTGGGTTACCTGTAACTATTGATTTATTTATTTTAAATATTTTACCTACAATTGATCCTATAGGACCATTTTGTGAATATGACGGATCTGTTACTTTAAACGCGATTCCTGTTGGGGGGATTTTAAGTGGTGTAGGTGTTGTTGGTAATGATTTTTATCCTTCAAACGCAGTAGGAACTAATATTATCAATTATGAATATACTTTAAGTGGATGTTTATTTGATACAACTACTACTGTAATAGTATATCCTCAACCAACACTTGATTCAATTACCCCATATAATCCATTCTATGAACTTTGTGAAGGTGATTCAATTGTAACCACATTTACAGCTTTATATAACCTACCAGGATACAATGAATGGACATTTATGAGTTCTACTTACCAACAAGATGATATTTCTATTTCATTTGAAACCCCAGGAATGTTCCCTTTATCAGTAGTTCATTATTCAAATGGATGTGCTTCCCCAATTCAAGAAACAGTAATTACAGTAGCACGTTGCCCTGAATTATTATTTTATGTTCCAAATTCATTTACACCTGATGGAAATGAACATAACAATACTTTTCAACCAGTATTTACAAATGGGTTTGATCCATATGATTTTCATTTAGTAATATTTAATCGTTGGGGAGAATTAATATATGAATCATATAATTCTGCAGAATATTGGGATGGAACATATAATAATACTCCTTGTCCTGCAGGATCATACACATATAAAATTCAATTTGGTTTTAAAGAAACAGATGATGACCAAGTTATAAGTGGAAATGTTAATCTTATTCGATAGGCCAATATTTATAACCATATGAAACTAGATAGTTTACGTACATTAGTTAAAGAGGAGCTTAGTAAGCGACTAAATGAGGAATACCAAGACAAGTTTAAAATGGTAGGTATGCTTATTACCAACATTAAGAAACGCCCTCAAAAAGAAATCTTCTCAGATATTCGTTCCATTCCCGGTGTTACAGTAGCATCTGTAAAAGAACCTATGGAATATAGTGAGCAAGATACAGAAAAATTCCAATCTATAATGACTGTTAAAGTAGATGGCCATCCATGGATTGCAAAAGGTGGATTTGACCGTACAAAAATGGAAGATATCCGCAAAGCTATATTGAAAGTAGAAGGAGTATTATCATTCAACGTGAATTCTGATAATATTTCTGCTCTTTAATATATTTATATAAAGACAATTAAGTTATAACAAATAAAAATTATGAGTGAATTTAAATTACCAACTGAAATAGTTGAATTACCTTCTAAAGGTTTACTTTATCCTGAAGGATCTGAATTAGCATCCGGTAAAATAGAAATGAAATATATGACTGCTAAGGAAGAAGATATCCTTACAAACCAATCATATATTAAAAACGGTACAGTACTAGACAAACTTCTTAAATCATTGATTGTATCGAAAATTAATTTTGATGACCTATTAATTGGTGATAAAAATGCAATTATGGTTGCAGCCCGTATTTTAGGATATGGTTCAGAATATTCTTTTGAATATAATGGTGAACCTCAAGTTGTTGATTTGTCAACTTTAGAAAATAAATTACTTAAAGAAGAATTATTTACATCTCGTGTAAATGAATTTACTTTTACTCTCCCAAAATCAAAAAACACAATTACATTTAAACTTTTAACTCATAAAGACGAACAAGATATTTCTCGTGAATTAGAAGGCTTAAAGAAAATCAATAAAGATTCATCCCCAGAACTTACTACTCGCTTAAAATACATGATTCTCTCAGTTGAAGGTAGTCGTGATAAAAAAGATATTAGAAATTTTGTGGATAATTATTTACTTGCTCAAGATTCAAGAGCACTCCGTGAATATGTTAAAGAAATCCAACCAGACGTTGACCTAACATTTTTTCCCAGTAATGGGGATGATAGAGTCAGTATCCCAATTGGGGTTAGCTTTTTTTGGCCTGACCTATGATAACATCCCTTTAGCTAGAGCATCTTTATTTAAGCAAATCCATCAAATAGTTTTCCACGGTAAAGGTGGATATGACTGGAATACTGTTTATAACATGCCTATATGGCTTCGTCGATTTACATTTAATGAGATTCAAAACTATTACCTTGAAGAAAAAGAAGCAGTAACCAATAAAAGTAATAAAGGCACTAAAACAGTAGTTAATTCAGACGGTACTATTAAGTCTCCTGAACTTTTCCAAAAATCTCAATCTACTAAAAAACCTATTAAGTATGGGTAAAAGTGTTGATTTTTAATATTTATAACAAAATATTTAGATGGCTAAATCTCAAGGGCAACCGGATAACGAATCTTTTAAAGAACAAAGAGATATCCTTAAAGAAATAAACGCTGAGTTAGGTAAACAAATCAACAGCGTAAGGGATGCATCTAAGGCATATACAACTCTAGAAAATGTTGCTCGCCAACTTCAAAATAGTGAAGAGGATATCACTAAATTAAATGAAAAGCAATTAGAATCTTTAAAACAACGAACAGCTGAAGCTGTAAGAGAACTTAAGCAATCTGCTGAAAGGATTCAACAAGAAAAAGGGATTAATAACCTTAATAATATCTCTAAAAAGATTAAAAAAAGCCTTAGTTCTGAAGAAAAAGCAATATTAGCAGCTGCTCAACAAAAATTTGAAACTGAAGAAAAGTTTCTTAATACTGTTGAAAATGAGTTAGATGAATATAAAAAAGTAAATAAACAATTAGGTATAATGGGTGGGGCTTTAAAAGGTCTATCCAAAATTCCAATTGTTGGAGATATATTTGATGCTGAACAAGCATTAGAGTCTGCTAGAGAAAAAACTAAAGAAACCAAAAGCGGAGTCCAAGGTATAGGAGCCGCTTTTAAAAATATAGGCACCCAGATAAAAGAAGGAATGCTTAATCCTTCAAACATGGTTTTAGGAGCCATGACTTTTTTAATTGATACTTTTATACAATTAGATAAATCTGCGGGTGAATTTGCTAAGTCACAAAATATGACTTATCAAGATGCTTTAAAAGCCAGAGAATCATATAGTTCCATGGCAGCCTCTTCAGGTGATTTATCATTAAATGCTAAAAACCTAATGGAAACCCAAACAGCTATAGGGGAACAATTAGGTACAAATGCTAAATTGAATGAAGCAGATTTAAAAACATTTACAAAATTAAGAGAACAAGCAGGTTTCACTAACGAAGAGTTAATGGGTATCCAACAACTTTCTTTAGTAAATGGAAAATCATTAGAACAAAATACAAAAGAAATATTAGGTGGGGCTAAAGCTTTTGCTTCTCGAAATAAGCTTGTTGTAAATGAAAAACAAGTTTTAAAAGAAGTATCTAAAGCATCGGCTGCATTAAAATTAAGTTTAGGTGGTAGTACAAAAGCTATTGCCGAATCCGTAGTACAAGCTAAAAAATTCGGTTTAACTTTAGAACAAACCGAAAAAATGTCTCAAAGTTTACTTAATTTTGAAGATTCTATTGAATCTGAATTAAGTGCAGAATTAATTACTGGTAAAGATTTAAATCTTGAAAGAGCAAGAGGTTTAGCATTAAATGGAAAAACAGCTGAAGCAGCTGCTGAAATAGCAGCTCAAGTAGGTTCCTCTGCAGAATTTGGTAAAATGAATGTAATCCAACAAGAAGCTATTGCTAAAGCTATTGGAATGGAACGTAATGAATTAGCTCAATCCTTAATTGACAAAGAAGCACTTGCTAAAATTGGATTTAAAGATGCTGAAGCTGCTAAGGCAAAATATGAAGAATTAAGAAAAACAATGACTGCTGAAGAAGCAGCTGCTGCTTTAGGTGATGAAGAATTAGCTAAGCAATACGAACAACAATCTAATGCTGAAAAATTTGCTCAAACTATGGAGCATGTTAAAGAAATATTTGTTAGTATTGTTGATGGTCCTTTAGGAGCTATTTTAAATGGTTTAAGTGAAATGTTAAAAAGTACTAAAGTAATTTATACTATTACTGGTCTTTTAGCAGGAGTTTATGCTGGAAAAATGGTAGGAGGTATAGTTCAAACCATAGCAAAAATTGCAGCTATGACTGCAGCTAATACTGCCAACGCAGCTGCTGCAACCGCTGGTGCTACTGCTATGTCATTTGGTGCTATAATCCCAATAATATTAGCAGGTGTAGGTGCAGTTGCAGGATTGATAGCCTCATTCACAGCAGATGACTTAATGTCAGCTCCTCCGGGATATGGTAAACGTACTTTAGTAGGCCCTGAAGGAGCAATCCAATTAAATGATAAAGATACAGTAATTGCTGGAACTAATTTATTTGGAAACGATGTCAAATCAGAACCCGGTAAACCCACTCAATTTAGTGGAAAAGGAGAATATAAACTAAACGGAGACTCATCAGCAGTCGTAAACGCAATCGCTGAGTTACGCCGTGATGTAAACGCTTTAGCTAATCGTCCAATAAATGTAGCGATCGATGGAAAAAAAGTAATTGAAGCAACAACTGGTGCTCAACCAAATACAACAGGAGATGAAAGTAGAAAAAATAGCTACCAAATTTCTTAACATTTAATATTTATAATAAAATAATTAATTATGGGACTATTAGATAAATTAACTACTCAAGGATCCAACTTAAGTGCTTATGATGGTACTAATCCACCAGTAAATCCACTTGCAACTCAACAGTCAAAATTACATGCTGATGGAAATGCTCCTGGATATTCATTAGATGGTGCTAATGCTAACTTAGTAACTACTCAATATAATGGGTATGATGATGGAACTCCAAACCAAATTCCACTTCCTTCACAATTAGATTTGAACGGCATTGCACCAGTTCAATATTTAGACAATTTACCTCAATAAAAAAATTGAATGGGTCTTTTAATCAAATTAAATAATGGGGATACCCAATTTAAATCTCTCAAGTTTGGTAAAGACCGACCTGGAGGGGGGGATAGTAAACAACCATACATTAAAAACCCTATAAAAGAGGATTTTAAAAACCCTGCGTTTTATAATGATTTTGTAATACGTGGTGGTATTTTAGCTCCAACAGCCGCTGCTGAAGATGTAGCTCGTTTGACTAAATATTTTACCGATATTAGTAATCCTAGTGGTATATTATTTGCTGCTAAACAAAATATCTTATCTCGTGTAGGAACCAAAACAGAAGCCAATCAACCTACCCCAGCATATTTGGGTGGAGCATTGAATGAAGGTGTTTACTTACCTACTTCAACATTAGCTCAAGCTTTAGTAGGTTTTGCAGGCACTACATTAAATAAACAAGGTATCGATCCTACAGGTTTAATTCCTGGTTTAGCTATTAGAAAATACCAAGAAGCAGTTTATAAAAGGAACGAAAATCAAACAATTGAATCTACAGTTCCAAAATCTGTTCAAAGTAAAGTTGATAAAATTAATCAAAATATCCTTAAAAAACAGGATCAAATTAATTCTTCAAATGCTAACTCTAATTCCCAATCAACTCCAAACTCTAACCCAGATTCTCTTTGGTCTAAATTTAAAGAAAATCGCCTTAATATTAGAGTTAATAACCTTGAAGATAGTATAGGGGGTCTACAAGAAGATTTAACTTCAATTATTGGAGGTAAATTTTCTACTTAAATTTTGGTATAAATTTGGTCTTAACCGAAGTAACGAAGGTGATCAAATAAACAATAGCTCTGTACTCTTCTCATATGGTGGAGGACCAGGAAGTGCATTAGGTTTTTCAAGAACTAAAATTAAATTTGCAACATCTAATGATGGAGTAACTCCATTAAGAACAGGATGGGTCATGGCTGATCCATATGTTGGTAAATATCTTAATTATTCTCCTGGAAATTCATTAGCATATGGATTAGACCCAATATTTGATGGAAAACAATTATATTCTAGTGTATATAGACAATACCAAAAATTTAATCCTACTGTAACAGAACAACAATATTTTGGAGTTCCTACGTATTTTTCAACTTATGATGGAAAAGATAGCATTCAACCTTGGTTATCTCAATCAGTAAATACTCCACCTTTTGTTACTTGGAATCAATCCCAATTCAATGCCCAATCACCTAATCTGGATTCAACTACCCTTCCAGATTTTCGTCAAGCATTAGACCCAACAGCAGACCCTCAATATACTTTTTTAAGTTTAGCTCCTAATTATCAAACTGAAAATATTGAAGATAAAAGAAACCTAGGAAACCCAGGCAGAAAAGCAAACATTTCAAGTTATACTCAAGGTAAAAGAAATATAGTTACAGATCAATCATTAGGTCCTGTAGATAAAGTAAATGCTTCATACATTTATAAAGCTAATACAAATACAGGCGATCAAGGTTCTCGTTATTATACTGGAAATCCTGAAGGAGGAAATAATCCTTATACTGACATAATTCCTTTTTATATTGCTATACTAAATAATGACTCTCAAGCTGGAGGAACATATAAAAAATATATGCACTTTAGAGCATTTATTGATTCATTTTCAGACACATATGATGCTGACTGGAAAACTATAGAATATATGGGTCGTGCTGAAAAATTCTACAAATATAATAGTTTTGATAGAAAAATTTCTATGGCCTTTACTATTGTAGCACAATCTCGAGAAGAGATAACAGCTATGTATGATAAGTTAAACTTCCTTGCCTCCTCACTAGCCCCTGAGTATCTTGATAGTTATACATCAGGTTATATGGCAGGAAATATAGCATATATTACTTTAGGAGACTATCTTCATGAACAACCAGGGATTATCACCTCGTTAACATTTGATGTTCCTGAAGAAGCAACATGGGAGATAGGTATAGATGATGAAGGAAATGATCTTCTTGAAGATGATGTAAGAAAAGTTCCTCATATGATTAAAGTATCTGGAATTAATTTTATTCCACTTCACAAATTTAGACCTGAAAAACAAAACTTTAAAAATGATAAACTAGGTACAGACAGCACTAGATTATTGAATACTGGTAAGCAAAGATATGTTGATCAAAAACGCCCTATAATAACTAATTATGATAGACAGGCCCAAAATCAATTTATCGAAGAACAAGCAGATGCAGCTTTAAATCAAGCTCCATTAATACCTGTTCAAAATAATGTTACTACTGACACATTACCTTCATATGAGGAAGAAGCAGCATTACTTGCTTCTGAAAACTTTACTTTTGGATCTTAAATATGAACAGATATTCTCAAATACCGATAACAAAAACTAAAGAGAACCCTAGTTTAAGATATGCTAATGTAAAATATCCTAACATTCCTTTAGATCCCCAAGATTTATATGTGTATACCACTGTTGGAGACCGTTATGATATTATAGCCCAATCATATTACAGTGATTCACGTTTATGGTGGGTTATAAATCGCGCTAATCCCAACCAACCAAATGATTCACTTTACCCAACCTCAGGAACTCAAATTCGTATTCCTGCTTCTAATAGAATATCAAGTATATTAGCTCAATATATGGCACTAAATCAATCAATATAAGTTATGGCTATTGTAGGAGAAGAATTACAAGGATATGTTATAGACCAAATCAATGCTAGACAAAAACTCCATGGAAGTGGAGCAGGCCCTGATGTGTATAATGTTAGGAATGATCAACAAATTAATTTACTTAACTCAAATACTTCTTGGGTAAAACTTGCCTCCGGAATCTCAGTATCTGGATCTTTACTTAGTGAAATTAATGTAGATCCTTCATTAAGTGGAATGGGTCTAGCCAAACGATATATATTATCCTCAGGATTTTCTCGTCTTGAAGGAGAAAGACTTGATCAAAGAGAAGGTTTTTTACCTCAACAACCGGATAGTTCATATACTTATGGAACTTATGGGTATTCTCCTATGCCTGGTATAGAAAGTGTAGATATAAAAGCTTTAAATAGAGGTTCATTAAAAAAGGCAACTGTTAAAATAAAGGCTAATAATAAACAACAATTCGATATTATAGACCTATTATATATGCGTTTAGGATATACCGTTCTTTTAGAATGGGGTAATAGCCTTTACACCCCTGATGGTGTTACTAGAGACGTTGTTAGAGGTACATTAATAGAAGACCCCCAACGTTTTTTTAGTTCAGGATATGGTAGTAAAAAATCATATAGGGATATTTTAGGACCTATAGAATTTTATAAAAGAAAATATGCATGTAACTATGATGCTCTTTTAGGTAAAGTATCTAACTTTAGTTGGGCTTTTAATACTGATGGTTCATATGATATAGAAATTACTATTATAAGTTTAGGAGATGTAGTAGAATCTTTAAAACTTAATATTTCTTCAGATAAATCACTCACTCAATTTGTAGTTAATTCAACAACAACATCATTAGGTGCATTTCCTAGTAGTGGTGGTGGAGGTGGAGGTAATAATTTTGGAGGAGATAAAACAAATGTGAAAAAAGCCTTAAAATATCTTATTGTTAATAAAGGAATAGCAGCCCCTAAAGCTATAGGAATAATAGCAGCCCTTATGGGTGAATCAGGTCCATACTTGAACCCAAATGCTTTAAATTCTACTTCAAAAGCTTTCGGAATAGCTCAATGGTTAGGTAAACGAAAACAAAACCTACAAACAGTTGCCACTTCTTTAGGTAAAACACAAAATGATCTTTTAGCTCAACTAGAATTTTTATATCGTGAGTTAACTCCTGGTACTGATTATACTGATACTATAGCTGACGGATATTTTAAGAAGAGTGTTAGTAAAGAAGAAACATTAGCTGCCATGACTATCCTTGAAAGATGGGGATATATAGTTAGTTTATATAATAGTTTAAACGGGTATGATAAAGTATACGATAGAGTACTTCAGGAAATTACAAATGGTTCAAGTCCTGATAAATCTTTACAAGACCGTATTAATTATTTAGCGGTAGTAAAAAGTGAATGGGAAAAAGGAGATTTTAAAAATATTGAATTTTAAAATAAAGCATAATGGCTGAAGATCAAGAAGGTTTAGTAGAACAGGAAACCCCCGATGTTATAGAAGATAACAAAGATGCCAACGCCATTGCCTCTATGTTATGGGTTTGGAAATGGGTTAATAGAGAGCGCTTAAAATACGAAAACTACAGTGATAATCTTTACATAAGATTAGCTCCTGGTGATATAAAAGATGAAAAATTTGTAGGAGGTTTTCTTGAAACCTCAGGAGATACTCTTACAAATGTTATTAAAACTTATAGATTTTACTATGTAGTTCCTTTTTTTGGAAATAAAGAAGTAATCGACTTTAACCCAGATGTAGCTAGTAAATATAAAGACATATATGAATCATATAGTAAAGATGAAGCTAAAGAAAAAAAAGAAGCTAGGCTAAAAGAACTAACTAAAATTTTAGAAAGTGGTGACTTAGCAGAAGTTGCAGAAAATACCCAAGGCACAGGAAGACCCCCTAGTACATTTCCTGTAGAAGTTAGAGTAGAACCAGTTATATCTCAAAAAATTTCAACAGAAAGTCCTATTAAAGGATTTGATAAAGAAGATGCATGTTGGATTAATACTGAACCTACTCAATATTATTTAAGATTTGGTGCTTTATTAGATTATATTGCTGATAATATTATCCCAAAAATAGATACTGCCGAACCTGATTATTTTAAAAAACCACCCTTATTTAGAATAAATCGTGATAAGTATTCTAATTTTATGTATTCATTGCCTAACCAAATTTCTTTAGACCCAAGAGTTTGTATTGTAAGAAATGATGTATTCATGAAAACTGGAGGAAAAGCATCTGTATTCTCAGCCCTTAAACCATTTAGATCAGATGACTTCTCATCTCAACCTAATCCAAATAAAGCATACCCTATGAACATTTATTTGAATTTTGCATTTATTATAGAATGTTTGAATTCAAATACTGATAATCGTGGTGATATTAGCATATACAACTTTTTAAAGACTTTATGTGATGGGTTAAATAAAGCTTTAGGAGGAATAAATAACTTAGAACCTGTAATGGATGAAGAAGTTAATACTCTACGTATTATAGATACTACTCCTATTCCTGGAGTTTCAACAGGTGAACCTAAATATGTTCTTCAATTATATGGGTATGATAAATTAACTAATGGGTATAGAGGAACATTTGTTAGAAAAGTTGATTTAAAAACAGCCATTACACCAGAATATGCTACTATGATTACTGTAGGAGCTACTGCTGGAGGTTATGTTAAAGGAACAGATGCAACAGCATTTTCAAAATGGAATGCAGGTTTAACAGATAGATTTAAAGAAAACCTCCTCCCAGGAAATGAAAATTCATCCCCCGATAATGGTGTAGATGAAGCTGTAATTAATTACACTGATAAATTTTTAGCCAATAGAAAATTTACCCAATGCTATGGTTTTTCAGGAAACTTAATGGCTGAAGGTGATGCAAACTTAAAAATTTCAACAGACGCTATAGAAAGTAATTTATCTGTAGTTACAGAATATTACAAATATCTAATTTCATCCCAGAAAAACCAACAAGGTGGCACTATTGGCTTCATCCCATTTAAAATCAATTTTACAATGGATGGGATTTCAGGTATTAAGATTTATAATAAATTACACGTTGATACAAGATTTCTCCCTAGAGCATATGAAAAAGATTTAGACCTTATAGTTACAGGAGTATCTCATCGTTTAGCCTCTAATGATTGGGAAACAGATGTAGAAGCAACTGTTATACCTAAGACTAATCAACTTAAAGATTTAGTTATTACCAAAGAAAGTGTAATGAGTAGTATTTCTGAAGGAGTTC